CAAGCATTCCTTTGCAACGCCATCATACTCCTGACGAAGTTTGATGCATGTATCCATATCTTCGATTGGACCACTGCTGCCTTGCTTTGCTCCATTAGTAGGAGAACTTCTCCACAGAGGAGTATAGATCTCAGGCTCATAGGTAACATACCTACGGCTGACTTCGTTCATCACAAGACCAATCTGATGCTTGCCGAGTTGGGCACGAACAAAGATAGGGCACTTGATGCGAAGACTGATCTGCGCGTGGCAGAATGGAGTGAAGTGATTATGCTTTGCAAGATAGCGAATAAGCTTTGCATCTCTGTCTAGCAGAGAACCATCTTCATTCAAATAACTTTCCTTATTAAATGAAACTCTTGCAGCATTCGCGATACTGAGATCAGAGCCCATGTATTCCACTAGATCTACGTGACCGTGATCTAGGACAAAGTACTTAGTCTGCTCCATTTTTATTTGCGCTATCTGTGTCATCTTCATCCTCATCTACAAGTTCAACTCTCACACCATCAATCTTTGTAAAGTCTGCAGCGTATTCTCTTGCTCGGGCCCACAAACCAGGATCCATCTCTTTTACATATTCACCGAATCGCTGCACAAAAGTCAGATAGGCTTCACTGGCCTTTAAGATATCTTCTTCTGACATGTCTTCATTATTATTCATTATTAAACTTTCTTCCAGTAAGTATACTTCATTTTGGCTTTTAGTCCAGAATAAACATTGTTGATAATCAACTTCATGGTCAAATTAGTTCCATAGACCTTCACCATGTCATTGACATCTTTCTTTTCTATTTCTTCGGGCCAGATTACTACATTTCGTCCGGCGTCAATATATCTTCCAATCAGATTCACAATCTCAAAATTTCTAGGCTCGTTGTCAAACACAAAAACAATGTTTGACTTGGCAATCTTGTCGGGTAATTTATCAAGCCAACCAGCACCCTGCATTGCAACTCCATTTGGAATGAACATGGAGTCAATAGGGCCTTCCGTGACATAAACAGTTTCACGGGGGTTTACTTTATCTAAGTTGTACCAAAGCCGTTCCTCGCCGTCTTTCTTGAGGGTGATGTAGCGTATTGAATCCCTCTTTTCTTCAAAGGATCGCCCCTGTACGCCAAGTAGTGACCCATCCTCGTCATAGAACGGTATGACGAGTCTGTCTTCCTTGGTCCCTTCACGGTCAAAATCCGCCATGATCCTACTGAAATCAGAGCAGTAATAAAAATTGCAATACTTTTCTTTAGGAATTTGTCTAGATTCAACATATTTTATTGCCTTATGAGTTGGGCCGAGCAAGTCAAGCCGGGTTCCGAGATTCGTGAACATAGGCTGACGCACAACTGCTTCCTCTCGTTCAATCGGTTCTGGATTTTTTTCCTTGAAGTTTTCGAACGCATACTCCTTGCAGAGAGATGGGCTGACACTTTCAAGAACAGAATATAAATTACAAGCAAGACCGCAATTGTGACATTTGTAAACATATTTTCCCTTGTTCTCAAAGAAATATCCCCTTGTCTTGGATCTATTTTTCTTTGAGTCGCCACATGCGAAACATCTGCAGGTGGCTAGGTTGTCTTTCTTCCACTTAAACTTCTGAAGGGCTCCAGAAACCATGTTCACATATTTCTTATCAATATATATGCTCATTTTGCTGCGTCTTCAAACGTCCAGTTGACTGCCTTATTCTTCTTCTTACCAAATTTTGGATCAAACGTAATTGGATCTGAACCTGAACCAAATCCTTCTTCACCAGTGTTGTTGGCTTCAACAAGATTGTTGCTGGAGTTATCAACATCGTAAAATTTCATCTTGGACTTATTTACGCCAATTAGGAACTTGCGATTCTTGGTGGTATCATTACCACGGTTCTTGAGTTGCTTGACAACGAGTTGTCCTGCTTCAGCAAGTTCTTCATTCTCAATCAGAGCAAAGAAGAAGTCTGCAGTCTGTGGTAGACCAAAGCTTTCAGATGTATCTGTCATCTCCATGTCGCTGCTCTTTGCACCTTCACGGTTAACCTGAGTAGCAGTCCAAAGAGGAACATTGAACTGCTTAGCAATGCCACGAAGTTCTTCTGCGATACCCTTGACGTAGGTGTAACTATTCATTCCGTTGCCCATCTTGAAACGAGCACACGAACAGATGTTCAGATAGTCCACAAAGATCACATCTGGCACAAACTTCTTCTTGATCTTCAATTCTTCCATGAGAACTCTAAAGTGAGTCACGTTTGCTGCAGCGGTAGGATATTCCTTGATGATAAGTTTACCACGGCAGGTACGTTTGAGATTGTCAACCTTGCTCTCATATTGCTTGAGAGGCATCTGCTCAAGAACATGCATGTCTGTATCTAGAAGATTTGCATCAATGCGCTTGGCGATTTCCTCTTCGGCCATCTCAAGCGTTATGTACAGAACATTCATGTTTTGTGATAGGCAGGCCGCTGCGTGATGGCAAAGGAATGCACTCTTACCAACACCAGATGCTGCCATGACAACGTTTAGCGTCTTCTTTCGTACACCACCTCTGGTAATGATGTTAAACATTTCCAGATCGAATGGAGTTCTTTCTTCGACACGATGATAATATTCATAACGCTCATCTACATCTTCAAGGAAATCGTGGCCGACTCTTGTATCAAAGGATACAGAGAGAGCCTTGGACATGATCTCAGGAATTGCATTCTGAGTCTGTTCCTTATCCTTGCCCTCAATGATACCGATGGAGGCCATGATACCATTATAGATGGCCTTCTCCTTGCAGAACTTCTCGGTGTTCTCTACTAGCCAGTTGGTATCAGACTTCTCACCTTCCTTGTACATCTCGTCTGCAATAGACGAGCACTTCTTGAATTCCATTTCTCCAAGACCCTTCTCATCTCCTAGAGAGATGAGAATAGCATCCTTGGTTGGAATGTTGTTGTACTTTAGGATGAACTTACTTACGATATTGAATACAGTCTTTTCAGACTTATCGTGAAAGTATTCATCCTGAAGGAACGGGACAACCTTGCGAGCATAGTCCTCATTGAGGACCAAGTTCTTTAGAATAACTGTTTCCATGTTTTTAGTATATCACTGATTTAGGGTTTGTCCAGAGGATCTTCATGAACATCGGCTTCAAGATCACTGGGTTCCGGGTCTACCTGATTTTCTACAATGTTTACAAATATTTCACCAGCAACATCTGTAAAATCTTTATCTTGCTGATCAAATCCTTCGGGGGCAGTAATCATTTCAATATCCATAAGTACGTTTAGTTCACCACTTTCCATTTCATTAAATGAAATCTTACCATAACGATAGACAATTCCTTCAAACTTTCCTTCAATAATTAAAATTGGACAAGTCTGTGAAACGTCTGTAGATGCTTCTGGTAAAAATTTATACTTCGGAGCCTTGACCATACTTAAATTCCTTTTGAATCTGTGCGTCCAACTTATCTAGAATATCTTTGGTGAAATACTTTTCTGGTTCTTCATCGATGTTCTTCTCAAATACTTTGCTGCCATCGGGAAGTTCTACACGGGTAGATACCTTCTTGAAGATACCATACTTGATTGCAAACTCGGTCAGGCCATAATAGCGGCTAAGACCTGAAGTGTAGTTCAGGCGAGTCTCTACGTGCATGTTCTCCTTGACAAAACGGTTCTTGTAGTTAGTGCACTTGATAAAGTTTCCAACTACACCTTCATCTGTTTTATCTTTGCTCTTGGAAAGCATGATAATATTGCTGGCTGCATACTTTAGACCAACACCACCACTGAGATCCTTGGTGGGAACATACGAACCAATAACCTGATATGTGTGGTTGGTAAGAAGCAAAGGAATCTTGGCCTTACCAAGCTTGATTGTCAGCACACGGAAAGCACCTTTGGTGACCTGAGCCTTGGTCATGTCACGAACGTCTTTGCCTTCAGCCGTATCGCTCATTTCCTTCTTTGTCGATAACATTCCCAGAGAATCAAGAACCATAAAGATTGGCTTGCGTTCCTCTTCAGGTGTCTCATTAACTTCATTGACGATCTGGAGAGCCTGAGTCCTGAACTCTTCGATTGTTGCAACAGGAATAACCGCAATTCTCTTCGTGTCGATTCCTCGGGATTCAAACATGTCTGAAGTGACTGCTTGCTCCGTGTCAAAGTACATGACAAGCCCGTCTTTGTGGTCTTTAAGGAATTGCGTAGCCATTCCAATTGCATAAAAAGTCTTTCCAGTTGCGGGATCTCCAGCAAGACAAGAAATCTTGTTGTTGGGAAGCCCACCATATATAGAGCCAGACAGCAGGGCATTCAATACGTATGAACCCGTGTCGATAAACCCAGTTACGTCTGCACCATCGATGCCATCGGCAACAATTGATGCATCAGGGTTATTAATTTTACTTAGTAGATTTTGTAGATACTTTGACATTCTTCTTTTCCTTTTCTTTCTGTACGTATGCTTGATCAGCATAGTAATCTGATATCATCAATTGGTCATTCATGTTATGAAACGTCTGCATGATTTCTTTTTGAACAAGAGCCAGTCTATCGTAGATGGCAGATATTCTATCTGTCAATTGATCATTGGCCTTGAATGATTCTACACCATACTGTTCAGAAATCAACCTATATTCACTAAGTAAAAGATATACAGGCATACCAGTGATACGGCTCTTAAAATCTGCTTCAGATTCTGTGAGAACATCGTATACCCGTCTATATCTGAGTAACTTAGGCATCTGCTTCTTTTTAGAATTTTGACTTGCCACGTTTAACCTTTCTTGTAAAAATAATGACAGCAGCGTAGTCTTCTTTGTCTACGCTTTGATCAATCTTCAAAGATTCAATAATTACTTCATCATCAACATCAAGGAGTCTGTCGCCAACCATATAGCATGGGCCACCTTCAAAATCAAATAACCCATCACCATAACGAGTATAGCGAGTCCGACCTTCGACCTTGTAAGATCCGTCTTCAAGAAGTGTGATAATTCGTTCATCACCATATCTAGAGTTAAATTTCTTTACCATTTCTTAACTTTCCATTTCAATCATAGACTTTAGATCAGTCTTGAGATCTTCAATTTCTTCTTTCAAATTTTTAACTTCTTCTTGCAATTGTTTGATTATTGTATCTTTTAGTTTTAGAACTTCAAAATCTATATGAGTTGGTCTGGGATGATATATGGTGGGGTTTTTGGCTTCATTAATGATCTTATCAATATCAATATCTTCCATGACTTTTAGTTTACGAGTTTGCTGATATTTAATATGACTCATTGATAATTTAACATTCCTGATTCAGTGCGTGGAGAGTTTTGATTTCTTCCTTCATATCTTCCATCTCTTCTTCCATCTCACGAATAAGAGTATTTTTTTCTTCAAGTTGTTTCTTCAAATTTTTAACTTCTTCTTCATTTGAATGATAAAAATAGTTTTTATCATTTGACCCTATGCGGCCATATTCTTTATACGATACGTTTCCTTGTCGCGTTGCCTTGCGCCAATAACCCAACGTACCCATGACATCAACTATTTTTGCAATAAACTGATCGCCTTGTGCTGTAGTTCCAGTAAACACTACACCAAAATCTTCCAACAAGTCTTTTGTAATGGTAAGTGGAGCGAGGCTAATACGACTTCCTACTGTATCAGTAACTTCTGCTCTTATATACAGGATTTTAGACATCAAATCAAATTTGATATGTATATAATGAAAATTATAACCTTCGGCAATCATATTATTTACAGTATTGCCGGAAGAATTTTTCATCCACTCACACTCTATATAACCAGCAGCGTAATTAGTTTTTGTGATCATATGCGTATTATATCTCAACCAAAGAAGGATTCAAGTGTAACTTGCTCATTTATAGACCACTTGATAGCCTGCAAAATATTGTCAAGCGGTTCACCAAAAGTTTTTTCAAATTGTTTCTTTCGGTCAATATATTTTTCAAGATTGAATTGTGGAGGAGGCTTGCCAATGAATCCCATCACAGCGTCTCTGCCACCCATGCCATAAGGATTGGGCACACGGACAAAAACAAACTTGATCTTGTCGTTTTCTTTGATAGGTGGAAGTTCCTTGTCCAACTTTATCTTCTTGGTGTATGCATTGTGTAACAATGCAGCCTTGGTAGCAATTGGAGTACCAGACTTGTAGATGTCAGAAGAGTCAGTATACTTGCTGATACCCTTGACACCCCGAGGAGCGGCGATGTCTTCTATAGGCATCTTCATAAATTCATCAGAGAATATATTCACAAAGTCGCGCAACTCCTCGGGGGTCTTGGTCAGGATGATCATGATGCAATCCTTCAACTTGTCACGGACAACAGCAGGAGTGCTGCTCCTTGCAGTCTCCAGTCCCATGATCTTTAGTTGAGGTTCTGCGTATCGAATTCCTTCATTGTCGTGGACAAGCAATGCATAACGCTTCTTGGCGACAAACATTCCTGCAGAAGCAATAGCTTCACGCTTGAAGGAGATCTTGTTGTTCTCACAACCCAAACTGTGTGTTAGATCTTTCATTACGCTGTTCAGTTGTTTCTGAATATTGTTTTCACAAATATCGTCCACGAAAGAAGTAATATCTTCAATTGGAGTCTTACTTGAAACCTTGGTGATAACTTCATCAAGATTTAGATAGACCGAATCGGTATCGACTGCAATTACATAATCCTTAGGCTCGGGATTCTTCATGACCTTGTTGATATAGTCATTCATGGAATTCTCAGCAGTCCGAATGATGACCTGTCCTGTAACGGTAACAGCAGTAGCCAGTTCAGGAGATGAATACGTGAATGCAGGATTGCCAAGGCAACCATAAAGGCTGTTTGCCAAAATCTTCTTCACGGTCTGACGAATATCCAAAGCAGAGATACGTGGAAGAAGATCCTTGTTCTTTGTTTCCTCATACTCCTTCTTCAGTTCCATCATCTTGTTCTTGGCTTCCTTACGCTGATTGAAAGTGGTCTCAATCAGAATAGGAATGAAACCCTTGATCTTACGAGTGAAGAAAGAACCATTGCAGGCAACACATGAATCAATATTTTCAGCATCTTCAAGGATCTCTGGAATTTCTTTGCGCTTACTACGTAGAAAGTCATCAGCATTGAATGATGAGTCCTTGCGAGTACAAGTTTCTGGAGAAATGTTCCATGACATAATGATGGATGGATACAGACTGGTTGCGTCAAAACTGACAATATTCTTGTATAGCCCAGGTGTGACTTCCTTGACATATGCGCCAACAAATTGCTCATCCTTGGCATACTTGGTCTTCAGTGGTGGAACAATGTATTGCTTTGCAAGATAGTCACAGCAGATGGTCTCCCAGATCCGTGTGGCAAAGAAGACCGTATCAAATGTGATCTTTGCCTCGTAGGCAATGGAGATTGCAAGATCGATCAGTCGGAGCTTATTGTCAAGCTGTTCAACCAGCACGACATCTTGGACGTTATACTCCGCAAACCTTTGAAAATCTTTAGTATAGAACTCCCGCAAAGATCCATACTCGCTGTAATCCAGTTTTTGAGCATTTAGTTCCGCCTTTGCAATAAAGTTGAGAGCGTAACTTTCTCGGGGAACAAGCCTGAACTTCTTGTAAAGATCCATGTAGTCTAGGATCGTGTAGCCGGGAAACTCAAAGAGTTTGTAATCCTTGCCACCGATATTCGTCTCACGCATCTTCATCAAACCAAAAGGCATCCAACTCTGAATCTCTTTTTCCTCAAAGAAAAGCTTTGCCCTACCTATTATATAGGGCATATCGAAGAGTTTGATGTTCCATCCCGTAAGAATATCTATATCTTCCTTGGCAAGGATGTCGAAGATCTTCTTTATCAGTTCCTTCTCGGAAGTGACCATGACCACCTTGCAGTCTGGCAAGGTGAGTGGCTTCATAGTGAGAACATAGTTCACACCACAGATACGAATCGTAACAAGATTGATTCGTTCGTTAGGGTTGTCTAGATCGGGGAAGCCACCTTCGGTTTCACATTCCAAGTCTAGGTAGGCTACTTTGATCTTGGAAAGATCGTATTCCACCTCAGACGGATAAGTCTCCATGAGATATTGAGTGACGAAATCAGTGTTTCCATAAATCGGTGAATCATCTAGGTCTCTGTATTGGTCTAAGAACTGGCGGCAATCATACAATGTGTCAAACTTCATGCGCTTGACATTGACGTTGTTGAGAGTCCTGTACTTGGATTGGCTATCGGATTTGATGTATAGGGAAGGCTTATAAGCAATGGTGTCGGTAAACCGAACACCATTGTCATAGCCACGAACAAGAACCTTGTTCCCCTTCAAAGCACAGGCTGTGTAAAATTTCATTAGTCCTTCTTGGATTCTTTATCCTTGAGCAGTCCGGCAAGAATAACACTGTAATTGATCAAGTCAACAATTGCGTCATAGACACTCTCATTCTGCAAAGAAAGCTCACCTTTATTTAAATAAGTTGAGATTCTTGACATCTTATCTGTCATGCGAATAAGAACGCCTAGTTCTGCCGTTGCAAATCCTAAATATTCCGCTCGGCGGAAATTCATGAAAGGATCCGCACCAGATGCGTAATCATTGTTCTTTTTACGCATCAGATCAATGGCTTCTTTGCAAATTTCTTCGTGTAATTTAAATAATTGTTCTCTAGTCATCATAGATGACCATTATACATTAAAATAAGGTCGTGTCAAATATAAATATTAAGACATGGAGTTTTTCAATGGATTATTCTAAAATATTTGAACTTTCAGCGTATGGGGTAGCCGGATTAGCGGGACTTGGATACGGAATTAAAAAATTTTGGAATAAAGATAATAAAACTGATAATTTTATTGCAATTCATACTGAAATACATGAACTATTAACAGAACTTAGAGTAACCACTAAGTGCATGAGAGCAAGTATTATACAATTTCATAATGGAGAATATTATGCTAACGGCATTTCTATGAGAAAAATGTCATTATCTCATGAATCTGTTCATAGAGGATACAATAGTCAAGTAAATAAATTAAAAAATGTATTATGTTCTTTATGTATTCCTTTGTTAAATCAAGTTCTACAAAATAATCCATTAGTACATAATACTTCTGTTTTGCAAGATGGATATTTTAAAGAATTTTTAGAAGATGAAAATATTTCTCATTATTCGTGTTTATTAATAAAGGATAAAGGAATTAATACTGGATTTATTTTATTACAATGGCATAAAGATCATGTTCCAGCATTAAATGATATTGAAAATAATATTAAAATTTTTGAAAATTTTACAACAGCAATTGCTTTAAATTTACAATATAATAACAATTATAAATAATAATGTCCTTCGCGGAACTGTAATTCCCAAGGACTTTATCAGAGGTCTTTAATGTCTGACAACAATATTATTTATCCTAATTGTAAATATCCATTATTTGCTCCACGAACAAGTTATGATCGTGGTTGTAGATGTGAACGATGTAAAAATATTAGAAAACTATACGCTAAAAAAAGATGGAAAGAAGTTTTAAAACCAGCGTATCATGCCAATCCAAAATTACATAGAGAAAAAGCCAATATCTATAGAAATAAAAATAGAGAAAAAATTAGAAAATGGGCAAGAGAATATAACACTCTTCAAAGACAAAACAATCCTTTATTTAAAGTTAAAGAAAATTTAAGAACTAGATTAAATAAATTTATAAAAAAAGAAAATAAATCTAAACATTTGCAAGAAATTTTAGGTTGTTCGTATGAAGAACTCAAACAACATTTAGAAAAACAATTTTATTCTATTATTTCTTGGGATAATTATGGTAAAATTTGGGTTATCGATCATATAATACCATTAGCCTCAGGAACTACACAACAGGAAATAGAAAAATTAAATCATTATACAAATTTGCAACCTTTATTAACTGAAGATAATTTAAAAAAAGGTAGCAAACTTATTTAATAAATATTTAAAGAATTGAGGTTTATATGACAGAACAACTAATATCATTGCTTGGTGGTGGAGTTACCGGATTTCTTTTCAAATACTGGGCTCAACGCGCAGAAGATCAAAAGCAATTGTTTGAGCAAATGCTCAAGGCAAACACCCAGACTACCGACAATCAAGACAAGGCTGCTCAACGTGTTGGCATCGATGTCGGCAAGAATGTTCGCAGACTAATCGTACTGGCTTGTTTGTTTGCTGTAGTTGCTGCTCCATTCGTTCTTCCATTCTTTGGTATTCCAACATTCGTTGAATATACACAAAATCAACCATCAAGTGTTTTTGGTATGATTCCAGAAACCACCCGTAGATATTTTGTTGAGGTTCCCGGATACTTCTTGGCAGAAGAAAACCGCCAAGTTCTATTGGCGGTCGTAGGCTTCTACTTTGGTTCAGCAGCAGGAGGCAATAAATGAAATATCTTCTCCCACTTCTTGCATTTTTAGCATCTTGCACTTCCCCAGAGTTTGTAACCCTAAAGGACAAGCAAGGTAACCCAATTCATACCGTATCAGAAACTTCTTTCTTCAATACTCCAGACAAAGCAGCCGAATGGTCATTCTGGTATATTGGAATTTTGGTATTCGTAATATGGATTGCTTGGAAAGAATTTAAATCAGTTAAATTTTCAAAGAAGTCATCTGACTCCAGTACTACCAAACCCACCAACCCTATCTGACTTTAGAGTCGGACGAGTTTGAATCTCAGCCAGCAAAGGTTGCTCATAGGCAACTAGTTCTGCCTGTGCCACACGATCCTTATTGTAAATTTTGATGGAATCCTTGCTATTGGTATTCATCATAATAAGTTTGGTCTCGTAGGTATAGTCCTCGTCAACCACGCCTTCGCAATTTGTCAGCGTAAGACCGTATTTAAGGGCCATCCCTGACCGGGGGTGTAGACGAAGGGAATATCCATCGGGCAGCTTAAAAGTCAATCCTGTGCGAATTAGAGCCCTTTCTCCGGGCATTAGGCAGACATAAGAGTCTTCCTTCTCTGAGTCATAGATTGGAGAGACATCAATACATTCTTTGCCAGAGTAAACTTTTACCTTTTCATTCCTTGGAATGTATGCGGCAAGATCAAAACACGCTGCCATCTTGGTCTGAAAGTTTGGATCTGGGATGTACGGATTATCTTTAAAATATTCAAGAATCATAATAATATGATATCACAAATTATAGGCAAGTCAATTAAAAATCTAAAGGATCAACTTCTACAAAATCTTCTGGATACATCCATGCAATTTTTACACCATTGTTTAATCCTTCAACATAACAACGGGTTGGGTCTTGTGCAATCTCACCCCAATATATGAATCTATCAGTTTCAGTTAATCCCCAATTTTTTGCACCTGCGCTATTAGAATTTGATATTTTTACTACTGATAATGGTCGTGGATTTGCCATATTATATGTTTCCTATTAAAATTTCTCTGCTTAATGGTCTGCGGATTCTAACGCCAAGATAATCTACATTTAAAGTTACAGAAGTTGTTGTTGCCGTAACTGTTTTAGTATTTATTATACCTGCACCAATATAATCTGTAGCCGCAGAAGGATATCTTGCAGTTGTGGTTGGAGAAGTGGTCCCTTCTGTAGTTGTACCTGTAGTCATATTTTTAATTTTATAAGTTGTCGTATATGTTCCTGCGCTATTTACTTCAACGCTCAAGTACATTCGATATGTTGTATTTGCAGAAACCGTTACAGAAGTATCATTTTTTTCAGATAATGCATTCATAAATACTACTTTCCATGTTGTATCGGTTGTAATACCATTACATAAAAATTCAAAATACACACCATCAGACTGAGCCGCATTAGAAATACCATTAATAAAACCAAGTACGTATGATCCTCTTACAGTATTACTGTGAATGGTGCCCGTGGTTCGAATTAAACACTCATATTCATATTTTGTGACAAATCCATTTGAAGGAGTTGGAATTCCAGGTAATATATTTTGATGGCTGTATATAGAACCATACCCTGTTGCATTATTCGTTGTTCCTGTTGCCAACTGAATCGCTCCATTTGCAGCCGTGTGTCCACCAAAGGAGGTCATAATTGCGGTTGATGTTGGAACTGTTATGGAACCTCCGTTTGCCGAGTTACCAAAATACATTCCTCCTTCAGCTGGAACCGAAGTACTTGGCGCAGCATATTGATTAAAATCAGTAAACCAAATAAGATCTAATTGACTTATATTTGTTGCTTCTTCTGTAGCGCATAAAACTATATCATTGGTTGAAGGTGTACTGTATGCCATAATATTATGAAAAAATAAGTATTTCTCTGCTCATAGGTCTTCGAATTCTTACAAACATGTAATCTACTGTTATTGGAACTGGCGTCAATGTTGCCGTGACGTTGCTCTTTCCATTAAAAATTCCTGCCCCCATTGATGTTGTATAACCTGATACTGGATAATACGCCGATGAGGGTGGAGAGGCTATTCCTTCTGTATTAGTTCCAGTTGTTATATTTTTAATTTTATAAGTTGTAGTGTACGTACCTGCGCTATTGACTTCAACACTCAAGTACATTCGATATGTTGTGCTGGTTGATACTGCCACACCAGTATCAACTGTTGCAAAGTTTGCACTACCATCTCCAAAATATACATTCCATTTAGTATGGGTTGTAGTACCGTCACATAAAAACTTAAAATGCGGACCATATCCTGTAGAATCTCCGGGTACTGTAAATCCAGTATTATCAAAAAAACCAAGTCTAAAAACACCACGAACAGTATCACTGTGTATTACTGTGCCTGTTCGTATTAATGTTTCAAATTCATATTTTGTAACTTGCCCCGCTGAAGGCGTAGGAATACCGGGAAGAATCCAAGCATTAGTTTGTACAGTTGCATATCCAGTTGAATTATTTGTTCCCCCCGTTGATACTGAAATTACACCAGAACATAAAGTAACACCAACACCCGTAAATAATGTAGATGAATTATTTGTTATTGTTCCCCCAGCAGAAGTAACACAATGAAAATTAGCACCCTCTGTAGGAATAGTTGCAGATGGGATATTATTTTGATTAAAATCTGTAAATAATCTCCAATCTAGTTGATTTGGGTTCTCTCCTTGAGATGACCCAAAATATACATGTTCTGTAGTTGGTTGTATTCCGTATGACATTTTTAAAGACTTGTTATTATTTCTCTGGAAACTGGCCTTCTTATTCTATAAGCAAGATAATCTAAATTTAAAACAGTTGAGGTTGCTGTGACGCTGGTATCTTTGTTTATTTCTATCACTGGGGCACAATAAGCAGTAATTGCTGTTGGTATTCTTGATGTATTCGCAGGAGTAGCGGTTCCTTCACTATTTGTATTATCTGTGAAATTTTTAATTTTATAAGTTGTGGTTATTGTTCCTGCAGTATTGGCTTCAACACTCATGTATAAGCGATATGTTTTATTTGCTGCATAAGTTACCGTAGTATCAAATCTTTCTTGTGCGCTTCCTGCTCTCCATACAAGCCAAAAAGATGTATCATTGGTTGTTCCATTATTTAAAAATTCAAAATAAACACCGTTTGATATGGACCCCTGTGTGCTATCCATTATTCCAAATCTAAATGCCCCACCCAATGTGGCACCTCCATTAAAAATTGTTGCGCCAGTACGAATTAGAGATTCCCATTCATATTTTGTTATAAGGCCAGTGGTTGGGGTTGGTATTCCGGGAAGCATAGCTAAATTTGTGCTTCCTCCGGTAACAACTGCTACTGATGCGGTACTATTGCTGGTTGTGCCGGTTTGTAATTGAATTGTTCCAGAGGCTGCAGTTATGCCAAAGGCTGTTAAAATTGCAGTATTATTGTTTGATATAGTTCCACCACCTGCACTAGTAAAATAAAAAATTCCACCCTCTAGCGGTACAGTATTAACTAAAGTAGCACCTTGATGAAAATCAGTAAAAATCATGGGATCCAATTGATGTGGATTATCCGAGTTTGCAGTATGCTTTAAAGTAT